GGAAAAGGGGCTGATTATGGTGATTCCCGGTGTGGAAAAGAAAATCAGCCTTCCCCGCCTGAAGACCGGCAAGATGCTTCAGAAGCGCAAGGAGAACCCCGGTGTGGAGGATTCGAAGGGAAACTTCAACTACGACGAGAAGAGCCTTGACCCGGTGGACTTCATGGCCTTTACGGTATTTAACCCCCGCACGTTCGAGAACATCTGGCGCAAGTGGCAGCCGAAGGGCAACCTGGTATTCTCGGAACTTCCGCCCGAAGCGCAGAACGCCCTGCTTGCCGAGCTGGCCAAACAGGTGCAATTTGAACTGGGTGACCACTATGTGAACGGCGAATATGGGGATGATGACGACCACCTGTTTAACGGCATCCTGACCCAGATGGCCAAGGATACTGAGGTGATTGTGGTGGACAGCGCAGAATCGACCATGCTGGGCAGACTGAAAGCTATGCGTGCGAAGATTCCTGTAGCCATCCGCAACAACCCGGACCTCCGCATCCTGATGAGTGTGAACGACTTTGACAAGTATGACGACGAACTGACCCAGCGCGAGGCAAAGAACACGAGCGAAACCGACGTGAATGCCCGCCGCTACAAGGGCATTACCATAGAGACGCTTGCCGCCTGGCCCGATGATCTGATTGTGTGCACCCTCTGTTCGCCCGATGCCGGCGGCAACCTGTTTGCGGCTGTGAACCTGCAGGACGATGAAGACGTGATTCAGATTGACAAGATTTCGAACGCAAGCGAACTGTACTTCTTTAAAATGCTGATGAAGGCTGACACGAACATTGCCTTCGGCGAAGAAGTGGTGGTGCTGGACAAGCGAAGCAACCCCGTGTTCAAGGCGAGCGAGAAGAAGATTTCAGTTGATCCTGCCAGTGTGACCCTTGAGGCAACCGGTGGCAGCGAGGAGGTGACTGTGACCGCGAGTGGAGAATATGAGATTGGCAGTGCCCCTGCCGGCTTCAAGGTGGAAGCGACGGATAACGGTGTGAAGATTTCGGCCGGTGCAAACAGTGGCAGTCAGAAAACCGGTACGCTGACCCTTACACTCAATGCCGACCGCAGCAAGACGGCCAAGATTACCATTACCCAAAACCAGAAAGGATAAGATGATATGGCAAAGTTGAAGTATCTGGTAATTCATTGTACGGCAACGCCGGAGGGGCGTGAGGTATCATCGGCGGACATCCGGAAGTGGCACACTTCGCCCGTGAGCCAGGGCGGCCGAGGCTGGAAACAGGTGGGCTATACCGACCTGTTCCACCTGCAGGGCGGAGTGGAACGACTGGTGAACAACAACGAGGATGCGCAGGTGGATCCGTGGGAAGTGACGAACGGCGCGAAGGGATACAACAGCGTGAGCCGCCACATTGTGTATGCCGGCGGTGTGGCCAAGGATGGCAAGACCCCGAAGGACACGCGTACCGGCTGCCAGAAAAAGGCACTGGAGAAGTATGTGAAGGACTTCCACCGCAGATTCCCGGATGTGCGCATTGTGGGACACAACGAGCTGGCGGCCAAAGCCTGCCCCAGCTTTGATGTACAGAAATGGCTGAAAGAAATAGGTATTAACCAATAATAAAAGAAACAATCAATGAAACGAATGATGCTGTTTATGATGCTGATGCTCGGTGTGGTATCGGCTGTGATGGCCCAAGGGACCGATGTTCCGGCAACGGACTATGACGCAATGATTAGCACCTTTGCCGGTTTTGCAGCCGGTGTGGTGGTGCTTACTGAAGGGTTGAAAGGTTTGTTCCCCAACATGAAAGGCTGGGTGACGCAGCTGGTAAGCTGGTGTGTGGGCCTGGTATGCGTGATGCTGCTGTGGTGGCTTGATGCGGGGTTTGTGAGTGATGTGAGCTGGGACATTGCCTTGCTGTATGGCTTTGGTGCCTCGCTTGTGGCCAACGGCGTGGCTGACACGGGACTGGTGCAGTGGGTTATCGGGTTATTCCGCAAGAAACGCGAGGAAGCAGCATAAAAGGTTGACTGACTAAAAAACGGGTGGTATGGACTTTAGTGAGATTATGAACATCATTCTTAGCGGCGGCCTTGTGGGCACTGCAGCAGCCATCGGGTCATTGCGTGCCACGGTGAGGAAAGCGAAAGCGGAAGCGATGAAGGCCGAAGCCGACGCGGAGGGTGTGCGTGTGGACAACGCGGAACATGCCACCCGCGTTTTGGTAAGCAACATTGTGGTACCCTTAAAAGAAGAACTGAATGCAACAAGAAAAGACCTGCAGGCCAACAAGCGCGAAATGGCGCGACTGCGCAAGGCCATTGACACTGCCAACAGTTGCCGTCATCAT